CATTTCGCCTGATGCATAGTAACTGTAAATATAATAAAAAATAATACTTGACAAGATATGTGAAATTGAGTATAATTATGTATAACTAGCATTTAAATGTACATTTAACTGTTTATTCATAAATATATATAAATACAATTTCTTTGTAATAACACTTAAATGTAACATTATACTGACAAGGACTATGATACTTATTTTGTATTTCTTGTAATTAAACTTGACAACAATGAAAAAATCAGTAAAACTATATACAGATAACGTACTAGATGTATTCTATGATGCTGTACGCAATAACAATTTAAAGAAATTACACATACCCCATAGTTCTGTATATTATATTCGTGCTAAGATAGAAGCCGATACAGGTGTTCGCTATTCTTTGAAGCACGTAGAGACAGCAATGAAAGCAGAAGGATGGATAGATTAAGATGTTTGAGGCATTTGTATTTGTATGTATGTTAAAAGACCCAACAAACTGCAGAACATTAGCAGATTTAGAAGGACCATACAAAACTGAGAAGCAATGTGTAAGTAGAGCTTATGAAATAGCAGTTGAATTACCTGATTGGATGCCTGAATATGTGGCTGTTAGGTACAAATGCTCTGAAGAAGGCTTAGATAAAGACAAAGTGAGAACTTAAAATGGCTATTCCAGAGCGAGTACGCAATAAAATGAGGGAAGAGGGGTTATCAGGTGTAAATAAACCTAAGAGAACCCCCAAACACCCTACAAAATCACATTGTGTGATGGCATCTGAGAATGGTAAGTATAAATTTATACGCTTTGGGCAGCAAGGTGTAAAGGGAGCAGGTAAGAATCCCACAAGTGCTAAAGATAAAGCACGTAAGAAGAGCTATTATGCACGACATGATGCTCAAGGCAAGCCGACCACTAAGCTATCAGCAAAGTATTGGTCTCATAAAGTAAAATGGTGATATGATATGGCAAATTTAACATACGCAGAAAAAGTCAAAAAGGCAAAAGAAGCAGCTAAAAAAAGATTTGAAGCTAAACAAGCAAGAAATAAAAAGTCAATGGGTATTGAAGAAGACATTATAAAGACTAGAGCTAAAAAGTCTAAAAGTTCTAAGTTAGGTTCTGCACAAAAAAGCAGTGGGTCTAAGAATCCTACATCTGTATTTCAAAATATGAAGAAAAAAGATGTTAAAAAGAGTACATTCTTTCAGGATGTGATTGCAGGTCCTAAACTAAAGAAAAAAGGTAAAGTTGATATAGGTTTGTCTGAAGCACTAAGAAAAGCTAAAACAAAGAAAACTACTAAATCTGATACAACAACGAAAGTGAGTAAAAAAGATGATAAAAAAACTACAAAAACTGAAAAGTTCTCTTCTTTCGGTGCTGCATTTAAAGCTGCTAGAGCTAAAGGTATTGGCACAGCTTTTACTTACAAAGGTAAAAAGTATACTGCAGTTCGTGCAACGGATATTCCAAAGAGTATTAAAGGCACTGCGTCTGAAAGACTAAAACAGTTTTTAAATATGAAAAAGAAGAAAAAATAATGGCAAAAGATAAAAAGGCAGATGGACTAGCTATTATCATAGGTATAGGGAAGGCATCTAAAATGAAAAATAAAATGAAAAAAGCTGAGATGATGTACGGAGGCATGGCAAACGGAAAGAAGCACATGTACAACGGAGGTGGTTCTGTGACAGATAATTTACCTAATCCGGGTTTAAGAGCACTAGCTAAAACAGATAAAGGTAAAACTGCTGTAAGAAACATGGGATTTAATGTCTAATCGTAACTACAAAAAAGAATATGCTAACTACCACTCAAAACCTTTACAAAAAACAAATCGAGCTAATAGAAACAAAGCACGTAAGATTGTTTTAAAGGCAGGTGGTTCAGCAAAGGTGGCAGGTAAAGATGTTCACCATAGGAATGGTAATCCACGTGATAATAGATTAACTAACTTAGCTGTTAAAACAAAGACTGCCAATCGTTCTTTCAAAAGAACCCGTAACGCTAAAAAACTAATAAGGAGAAGTTAAGTGGCAATGATGAAAAAGAAATCCAAAATGATGAACAAGGGTGGTGCTACCAAAAAGTCAAAGATGATGAACAAAGGTGGTGCAACTAAAAAATCCAAAATGATGGCTAGAGGTGGTGCTACAAAGAAAATGATGTATGGTGGTGCTATGAAGAAAAAGTCTAAGATGATGGCTAGAGGTGGAGCAGCTAGACGTAAATAATGTCATATCTGATAAGTAACGTACCACATTTTAAATGTTGGGTACGTAAAGAGTTCACTTGTAATCATATGGATTATCATGGTGAATA